AGTGCGGTCATCTACTCCACAAGTTTGCCGTGATCTGATTATGGACACCATCAAGAAGATTGTGACCTGCACTGAGACTGAGGTGCAGCAGCATATCGAAGACTTGCGAGTGGAGTATATGAAGTTGCCAGCAGAGGACATCGCATTCCCTCGTGGTGTGTCTGAGATGGAGAAGTGGACTGATGCTTCGTCGTTGTATAAGAAGGGTACACCAATCCACGTTCGTGCTGCGTTGCTGTATAACAAAAGTTTGAATGACAACAAACTTGGTAGTCGGTATGAGCGCATTCAGTCAGGTAACAAGATGAAGTTTCTGTACATGACGATGCCCAATCCGATACAAGAAAACGTGTTTGGCTTCGTGAATGTCCTGCCAAAAGAACTTGACTTGGAGCAATACATAGACTACAATAAACAATTCGAGAAAAGTTTCCTTGACCCCATCCAAGTCATTCTGGATGCGATGGGTTGGAATGCTGAGAAACAAAATAACTTGGAGGATTTCTTTGGTTGACTTGATTAATGGTGACTGCATTGAAGAGATGCAAAGACTTATTGATGAGGGTGTGCAGGTTGACTCTGTTGTAACAGATCCACCGTATCACCTAACATCTATTGTAAAACGATTTGGTAAAGACAATTCTGCACCTGCAAAATACGGAACAGATGGTGCTTACGCAAGAGCGTCGAAAGGTTTTATGGGTAAAGAATGGGATGGTGGTGATATTGCATTTAGACCAGAAACTTGGGAACTTGCATATGAACTACTGAAGCCTGGTGGTCATCTTCTAGCATTCTCTGCTTCTCGTAACTATCACAGAATGGCAGTTGCAATAGAAGATGCTGGTTTTGAAATTCGTGACCAACTAATGTGGTTGTACGGAAGTGGGTTTCCGAAGTCTCATAATATCAGTAAGTCGATTGATAAGGCGGCGGGAGCGACACGAAAGGTTGTTGGAACTAAAGATACTAGATCAGAATATGATGGTAAAACACGAAAATCAAAAGCAATAAACAAAGGATGGCGTCAAGCGGAAAATCGTGATGATTTTATTGATATGTCTAAAAAAGACATAACCGTACCAGCAACACCCGAAGCACAAGAATGGGAAGGTTGGGGAACTGCTCTCAAGCCTGCACATGAACCAATTGTGATGGCAAGAAAACCTTTATCAGAAAAATCCATTGTAGATAACGTATTGAAACATGCAACTGGTGGCATCAATATTGATGGGTGTAGAGTAGATTTATCTGAAGGTGATGATCCGAGACTAGGCGGTAAGGGAACTTGGAAGACCAAGGAGATGGCTAAAAATGTTTATGGCAATTATCAAGGTAAAGAATCTGGGTCAAGTGAATTAGGTAGATTTCCTGCTAATGTAATGCATGATGGATTGGAAGAAGATTGGGCAAAATTCTTCTACTCGCCAAAAGTATCCAAGTCAGAAAGGGGTAAGGATAATACGCACCCCACAGTGAAACCACAAGAGTTGATGAAATATCTATGCCGATTAGTAACACCAAAGGGTGGTATTGTGCTTGACCCATTCATGGGTAGTGGTTCTACCGGACTTGCTGCAAAGGATGAGGGATTTGATTTTATTGGTATAGAACGAGAGAAAGAGTATTTTGAGATTTGTAAAAGCAGAATTGTAAAGAGTTCACCTTTAATGGAGTTTTTTGAATGAAGACAGCAATTTTGATACCTGCTCGTATTGAGAGCAGAAGGTTTCCACGCAAGATGCTATCTATGTTGGGTGATGAAACTCTCATTCAGCGTGTCTACCGCAAGTGTGAAGAGACAGGAATTCCCACATTCGTATTGACAGACTCGCTAGAGATTGTTGACCATATGCCTAAAGCCAAAGCATTTCTTACAGAGGATGCTGAGAATGGTACTGACCGTTGCTGCTGGTATGTCAACAACGTGTTTCAGTCTTATGATCGTATCATCAACGTACAGGGTGATATGCCAGACATTACACCTGAGATTATCAATAAGGTGCATGACCAGTTGATTCGTGGCGCACAAGTAGCAACAATATATGCTAAGATGCCAAAAGAGAAACGTGAAGTGCCTAGTGTCGTTAAGGTTATCCACAATGGCAACAAGGCACGTTGGTTTGGTCGTGGTTTCACTCGGTATGGTGACCACCACTTGGGCATCTATGGATACACCGCAGATATATTATCGCAGTATCGTAAACTAACCAAGTATCCAGAAGAGAATATTGAAAAACTGGAGCAACTACGGTGGTTGCAGAACGATATCGACATCTCTATGGACGAGGTATCGTTTGATGGTATTGAGATAAATACACCGCATGATTATTTATTATGGAAAAACAACAACGGTATGAAAGATGGCGATAAGTAAAAAAAGACAGATTGAGATTACTGCTGAGATTGCAGAACTGACTTCTCTGAATGGTGACTTTGATATTGAACCGTTTATCCGCAAGACGGGTACAGTAGGATATCGATTAACACGAGAGGAGGGTGAGTATGGTAAGCCAACATTTGCTGGTTTTTTTACTATTTTCATTCAGTTTAATGGCAAGTGGGTTCGTGCTTATTTTGATTATGCGCCTAATATATCTAATAGAGTCCTTACTTATATAAAAGAGATTCACGATAGAAACGGTACTAAAGTCCATGAACCAGGGCGGCGACATCGTATGCTGTTCGGCGACAATGTAAAAATGAAGTTGGTTTTTGCTGAGTTGACCGATGAACTACGAGCAAAGATCAAGCGCAGCCGTGCGACCTATAAAGACCTGGACTCATTCAAGAGTGGTAAACTCGAAACGCTGTTTAACGATGAAGCAGTTGAGTCCAGCAACACATTCAATCTGCTGATGAAGTCTAAGATTCTCGACCGCCGTAAGTTTGAGGAAAAGCGTGACCCCAAGAAAAAACAAAAGATTGTTCAGAAGGGTTGGCGTGGTAAAGCAGAGTTAAAAACAAACAAAAATATCAAACCTAAAACCACAGTTAAATCAGAAGTGACTGCTGTTGCTAGTGGTTTTAAAATCGGAAGGGGAGTTAGCAACACATGAGTAATTGGGTAGATGACTTTGGATTTACGGCAGTAGATGAGGATACTTACCGTCGTAAAGTCATTGAGCAAGAAGAGGTGGCACAAGCTGACAAACCTGTGCTTGCTGCGAAAGAAGACTTGACTTCGCTTGAAGCGAAACTAGAGAAGAAGTTAGACAGTCTCAAAAACATGGAGAAAAAGGTTGACAAACTGCTAAGTATCATATATGATAATGAAGATATCGTAGAAGAACGCAAGCAACTCGCTGACAGCGTTGCCAATCAAAAAGTGAAGGCAATGTCAGAGATTGTCATGCCTCTTCTCGGTAGTTTGTATAGGACGCAAAACCAAGAATATGTCCACTGGCCTAATCGTGGTCCTATCATCAAACAGCAAATGGAAAAGGTTGAAGCGATCCTAGACGGGTCTTATTTTGAAAAGGAATAGTATGTCTGATTATTTTAAAAGTTTAGCGAAGGCAATGAATGATGAAAACACTCACCTATTATCTGATGGGGGCAATTCTGCTGAGTTTACTGGTTGGATTGATACCGGCAGTTTTATTCTCAACGCTCTTGTATCTGGTAGTCTCTATGGTGGCGTTCCCAATAATAAAGTTGTGGCACTGGCTGGTGAGCAAGCTACTGGCAAGACGTTTTTTGCGTTAGGTATGGTCAAAAACTTTTTAGAAAAAAATCAAGATGCTGGTACTATCTACTACGATACAGAGGCGGCAGTCACTAAAGATATGATGGAGACTCGTGGTATTGATACCAATAGACTTATCGTGGCAGAACCACAAACAATCCAGCAGTTTCGTCATCATGGTCTACAGGTTCTAGACCGATATATTGATAGCAAAGATAAGCCACCAATGATGATGGTGCTTGATTCTCTAGGTCAACTATCAACCACAAAAGAGATGGAAGATAGTCTGGATGGTAAAGAGACTAAGGATATGACAAAGGCACAACTTATCAAGGCAGCGTTTCGGACGCTTGGTCTGAAACTTGCTAAAGCACAAGTGCCTATGATTATCACCAATCACACCTATGATGTTGTCGGTGCTTACATGCCTACTAAAGAAATGTCTGGTGGGTCTGGTCTGAAATATACAGCATCCACCATTTTGTTTTTAAGCAAAAAGCGTGATAAGGATGTTGATAAGGACGAAGGAAATCTCATCAAAGTCCAGGCTAAGAAGTCTCGATTTACAAAAGAGAATAAAATTGTAGAGGTGCGTCTGTCATACACGCATGGTCTTGACCGCTACTATGGTTTGCTTGACCTTGCTGTTGACCACAATATCATCAAGAAAGTCTCCACACGATTTGAGATGCCTGATGGTTCGAAGCACTTCGGCAAAGCAATCAACAACGACCCTCAAAAGTATTTCACTGATGACATCATGGAGCGTCTAGAGAAAGCAGCAGCAGAAGAATACAAGTATGGTGTGGGTGACGACTATGTAGATGATGTTGTTGAAGAACTAGAGCCGGAGCTGTTGAATGAGTAAGATTGATCTAGAACGGTTCTCAGAATTCAATAATGCGTATGAGTTTGTCGAGGAACTTTACAAAGAAGACTCGACCATTCCTATTCGCTTGACAACTGAGAAGTACTATGGTACTATCATCAGATATGATAAGATCCATATGACAGAAACCTATGATGATGCGGATCAAGCCACACTGAAATTTGAGTTTGTTTTCATTGAAAATCCACTCAACCTTTCTGATGATGACCCTCTGTTCAACAATCATCTGGGTGACTTGCTAGTTAATATTATTATTCATACATTGAACGGGAAAGAAGATGAGAATAGAAACGACGATTCTGAGCAATCTGATTCACAACGAGGATTACAGTCGCAAGGTTCTGCCGTTTCTTAACAAAGAGTTCTTCCACGATGAGGTCGAGAAGACACTATACCTCACCATCGATTCCCATGTAGAAAAATACAACACACTACCAACCAACGAAGTGCTTGGCATCACCCTTAACGAAGACAGTCTCAACGAGCAGATCTTTGAAGGGTGTGTCGAGTATCTTTCCAATCTTGAAAAGAGTGATACTGATGAAGAGTGGTTGCTAGATAAAACAGAAGAGTTCTGTCAAGAGAAGGCTGTGTATAATGCTATTATGGAATCTATTGGTATCATTGATGGTCGTGACAAAGAAAAAACTAAGGGTGCAATACCTGAGATTCTATCGAAGGCGTTATCGGTCAGTTTTGATTCATCAATCGGTCATGACTGGATTGAGGACTTCCAAGCACGGTATGAGTTTTATCACAAGGTCGAAGAGCGTGTTCCGTTTGATCTGGAATATCTGAATGCCATTACCAAGGGCGGTCTACCATCAAAGACACTGACTTGTATTCTTGCTGGTACTGGTGTTGGTAAGTCGCTTGCTATGTGTCACTTTGCTGCTAACAATCTGATGGACAACAAGAAGGTTCTGTATATCACTATGGAGATGGCAGAAGAGCGTATCTCTGAGCGTATCGATGCTAACCTACTTGATTGTAGCCTAGATGACTTGAAAGACCTGCCATTCAAAATGTATGAGAAGAAGGTCGAGCGTATCCGTAGCAAGACTGAGGGTAAACTTATCGTCAAAGAATACCCTACTGCTTCTGCTGGTGCTGGTCACTTCCGTCACCTGCTGAATGAACTTCGTTTGAAAAGAAACTTTGTACCAGACATCATCTACATCGACTACCTAAACATCTGTGCATCCAGTCGTATGAAGTATGGGTCAAATGTGAATACATATATGATGATTAAATCTATCGCTGAAGAACTGCGGGGTCTTGCTGTTGAGAAGAATGTGCCTATCGTGACTGCTACACAGACTACCCGTGGTGGTTTCACTAACTCTGACCCAGGGCTTGAAGATACCTCTGAGTCGTTTGGTCTGCCTGCTACAACTGACTTGATGTTTGCCCTGGTATCCAGTGAGGAACTAGAAGCACTCAATCAAATTATGGTGAAGCAGTTGAAGAATCGCTTCAACGATCCGACAAGCAACAAAAGGTTTGTCGTTGGGGTTGATAGAGGTAAGATGCGGTTGTATGATGTAGAGCAGTCTGCACAAGATGAACTGGTGAACGATAATCCAGTTATGGACAATGCGGTATTCGGTAGTCGTCGTAATGATGAGGATAGTCAGGGAGAATTTAGTCAAAGAAAATTTGACAAAAGAACATTCAAGGATTTACGATAATGTATGAGTACAAAGCAACAATTTTAAGAGTTGTCGATGGTGACACCGTTGATGTCGATATCGATTTAGGTTTCGGAGTGTGGTTGAGAAAAGAGCGTGTTCGTATCATGGGTATTGATACGCCTGAGTCTCGCACCCGTGATAAAGAAGAAAAACGATTTGGTCTTGCAGCCAAGAATCGTTTGAAAGAACTTTTACCCGTAGCGTCTATTGCCATTCTAAAGACACAGATTGATAGAGATGGTGAAGATGCGAAGGGTAAATTTGGTCGTATTCTCGGTAACTTCTTACCTGGGGATAGTCCCATCACGCCATGCTCTACTATGGTCACCGACATCTTAATCAAGGAAGGACACGCAGTTGCCTACCACGGACAAAACAAGGACGACGTTGCAAAGGCTCATCTTAAAAATAGAGAGAGACTTATCGCTGAAGGAAAGGTTTAGCATGTATACATTCTTGGAGGAGGATGGACTATATAAGATTCGTGAGGGTGATCAGGTCGTTGCCACATTTGATGAGGTGAATAAATCAAAAGAGATTTTTTTCAATCTGAAGCGTGGTGGTGGGTTTGATGGTGAGACACCAAATTATTTTAAAACTGTGCATTTTTCTATTGACAGATAGTTTATATGGTGTATAATAAGGTATGAAATTCAATCCAAAAGAACGCACACAGAAGTATCAGTTTGAGATAGAGAATATCGATAAGTATACGGCATATGCATTCGTATCTAGATATCACTATTCTCCAGTCATGCCTGTACAGACTAAACACTATCTCGCTATCAAACTTGATGGTGAGATTAGAGGTGTGCTGACTCTGGGCTGGGGTACTCAGCCACGAAACACTTTCACCAAAATCTTTCCAGGTTTGAAAGAGGAGGTGTCAGTAAAGACTGGTGACAAATATGCTAAACATATGTCTGAATACTACTTTGAAATCGGTAAGATGTGTATGGACCCAGATATGCCATTCAATTCAGAGACACAGATGCTGGCTGAAGTATCACGATGGATAAAGAAGACTTATCCCAGGTGTCTGTTTCTTTATACTATGGCAGATGGTATCATGGGTAAGCATGGCATGGTCTATCAGGCTGCTAACTTTGTTTTTATCGATAAGTTTCTAACTGATGTTTATATGATGGACAATGGTGAGAAACTACATCCTAGAACATCAAAAGATCTTTGCAAAGAAAATGCTGTGTGGTTGAAAGAAAACGAACCAGAGCGATTTGAAAAACTCAAGAACAAAAATCAGGTGTTCTGGTTGACAGATGGTTTCATGAAAGAGAAAGGTATCAAAAGAATTAAGGGTTATATGTTTCGATATATGCTACCA